ATCAACACTGTTAACTCCACTATTTAACGCCCCAGAAATAGAGGCGCAACCGCTAATACTTGCCAACAACAACCCGAAGAGTATTATTTTTGTCATATACCTTCTGTCCATAGTTATCAATTGAGGTCCTGCCATCACCAGCATTAGAACCATTAATTTCAAACGTTCCGTCCGATTTCATGATGGTGCCCGTTTGTCCCTGAACGTAATTTTCTGATCGCAGTTCTTTAATTTTTGCCAGCGTGATTTGACCATACTGAATAAAAGCATCGCTGATAAACACCTGACCATTAACAACAGCAAAGGGTGAATATTGCGTATCACCGCTGCCACTCATCAGGACGAACTGATTGGCGTTAAATCCGACGCGCGTGACTACCGGCTTACCTGCTTCCGCCAGCACCGCAATAGACATCCCGGCACCGTAAAAAATATCGTTGATGCGCACTCCGACTTTCAGGGTATGAATGGCCGTAGCACTTGTAGCATCAACGGTGGCAGTGAGCTTATCCTCAAGCGAGGCGGTTACATCTTTAATCTGCGCCTGCACCTGCGTCGACATTTCAGCCATGGCCTTATCGACCTGTGCTATGGTCGTTTTAACCACCAGAATATCCGCACGTACTTCGCCGTACTGCGCCCACTGGTGTTCCACCGTTCCATGGTTGGCCAGCGCGTTCTGCAATGCGGCTTCGAGGTTGGTATCAATGTCGCTTGTCAGGCGGTCACCGTCTGCAGACGTCAGGAAGTCATCAGCAATATCACCCAGGTAGTCGTCAGCATTCGCGTTGGATTGGCCACGAACCCAGTCGGTCCAGCCTGATTCATTACCCGTTCTGTCTACCAACTGCGCGCGGTACCAGAATTCCTGCCCCGCCTTCAGCCCCAGTTGGGTGTATTCGGCAGACGGATAAGGCACATCCGACAACAATAGTGGATTTGAGAAATCACTGTTCGCGGTGTACTGAATTTCCGTTTTCAGCGTATCCCCGGTGTTAGCCGGGAATCCCCAGTTCAGACGAATCCCCCAGTTGATCGGCGTTGTCGCAAAGCCGACAGGTTTCGGTGGATTTCCCACCTTGCCCGTCAGCGTTTTCTCTTCGGAGTAGCCCCAGCCAGAGGAAATTTCAGCGGCATTAATGGCACGCACACGCACGAGGTAGCGCCCTGCATAAATACCAGAAACATCGAATGACGTGGTGGAGCTGCGCGGCAAGTTTACCCAGTTACCATCATTGCGGCGCCACTGTGCCTCGTAGGCGATAGCATTCTGCGCCTGGTCCCAGCTCACACGCATGGTTTCGACGCTGATATTCTGCTGCACCACTGAAAACGAGCTGATCACAATGTTAGCCGGCGGCGACTGGTTACCCGGCGGGATCACACTCACCGGCCGCTGGTCAATGATGGCTCCGGTATCGATACGGGCATATTTATCCGGGTCATGCCATGCGCCGGTAATAGAGAAAGTGCCATCATCATTATCGGAGACGCTGACAACTCGATACTGCTGGGCGTAGAGCTCGTCTGACTCAACCACCCATACAGCTTCGGCCTGTGGTGTCTCACTGTATGCCGTGGTGACTGTGACTGATTCCCCGTTAACCGCCTGAATAGTCCTGCTCTGTGACGCACCGGAGGGAAGATTGAGAATAAGGCGATCGCCTGCTGCTGCATCAGCTACGCGGTCAAGTTTTATCACGCGACCGTTAACAGCACTGATGCGGCCGCCCATAACTTTGCCGGACAGAAGCTCATCTGACACGGCGATGATGTATCCCGGTTGCGGAATGTTTCCGTCCAGGCCAACATCAAACGAAACAATGCGATCCTTATTGTTGGTGAGAATACCCCAGCGACCCTTTCGGTTCGCTTCTGATTGCCGGGTACAGCCGATGGCTGTCATTTCCAGCTGATTAAATCCGTACCGGGCAACCAGAGGCTGCTCAAACACTGGCTCCATCGCATCAGCATAGGCGTTTCCCGGATCAGACCAGGAAACCAGCGCTGTTGTATAGCGCGTTTTTGTCGTGCTGCTGGAATAGGTAAAGCGTCCGTCGATAACGTTAGCGCGAGTGTAAGCGTAATCCACATCTCTCGGCATATCGGCAAGCGCAACAATCTGATCACCGCCCCAGTACGTCATACCCCGGAATATAGCCGCAAAGTCACGCAGCACAGTGTAAGCGTCATTCCTGTCCTGAACATAGACGTTACAGGTATAGCGTGGCTCTGTCCCGCTTCCACCCTTTCCATCCGGTACCGGCTGATCGCAATACTGCGATACCTGGTACAACGTCCATTTATCGATGTTGGCTGCACTCAGGCGATTCCCCAGACCAAAGCGATCGGTAATAACCAGATCGTAAAATATCCACGCCGGGTTATCGGTCCAGGCCCACTTAAACGCCCCTTGCCATGTACCACTGTAAGTCCTCGTTTCAGGATCATAATTATCCGGCACACGGATCACGCGCATTTTTGGTTCGCAGGAAATCTGCGGGATAGAGCCATTGAACTGGCTTGAGTCAAATTCGATGTACAGCAGAGCGGTATTCGGGTAACGTAATTTGGCGTCAATCACCTCGGTGAAGCTCTGTAGCGTCATCGTATCACCGATCTTCGCGCTGTTTGCATCAGCGGTAATCTTACGCAATCGGATTGTCCAGGTGCTGTCAGCCTGCGGTAAATCAATACGGTGGCTGCGCTCATAACCAGACGTCGTTTTGCCGGTTACGCTGGTATTAAAAACGGTTTGCCAGGTACCACCATCAGTTTGCAGGTCTATTGCATAATTGATGGAATACCCTACCAGATCGCCGTTGTCCTCCTGCTTAAACAGTGAAGGCCATTTCAGTCGCAGGCGAACGGCTGATAGTTGCGTGTTCGTAAAGGTACGCGTCCAGGCTGTGGCGCTTGATATTTCAGTTCCAACGTTGATTTCGTTTTCGGTGCCGGGAATACCCTGAATGTAATTTTGTGCCTGCGTACCAGCGCGAAATTCCCAGACTACGCCACTAAAGTTTTGGGAGCCGTCGACATTCTCCAGCGGTGTGCCATCGAGGTAGATATCTTTTCCGGTTAAAGCACCGGCATACTCACCTTCCCCCAGAGCCACTAGCAACTTTGCCTTCGCAACAGACTGAAGATCATCCGGTTGTTCCGTCGGTGTTCGGCTTTTAGAACCACCACCTTTTCGCCCTGTGATTTTTTTCGACGCCATATTTCACCCATAAAAAAGCCACCAAAAGGTGGCTACTGTTTGAATATCAGGATGTTGCTCATCTATAACCCTGGTTAATGTGTTAGCTCAGCCCGTCAGCGCTGGGATGCTGACGTACTCTGGGAAGGAGGGATGGCTGATTACCTCTTAACGAAGGATTAAAATGACTAAATATAAGTTTGAAGCTGTCGATACGAGCACCCCACCTAACGCTGAGGAGCTTGCTTATGCTCTCATGAGTGCATTTGGGGCGCTTGCCTCAACAGTTGTAGGGAAGGACTCAGAAAAGCAGGCTGAGTTGTTTAGCAAACTTGACCAAGCGCTGGCTCATAATCAGGGGGCAAGTAGCTATATTGAGCTTGCTCGGATTTGCCTGGCTACGAAATTTTCCCTAACCGGAGAGCGATAACCCCATTGGGTTTAATTAGTTCAAAGGCGTGTTCCTTAGGGACCGCCTTTATTTCCTTAGTATCATCAACTTTTGTTTCTTGAAATTTTACCTTTTGCTCTAAGGTCATAACTTTCTCCCACCTTTCAGCTTATTGTTTATCTTCAACATAAATTCCGGCAGAAATAATCGCGCCACCGATCCGGCGTCGCCCATAACCAAGGGGAACTGGATTACCCTGAGCAGCAGTGTTAGTTACACCACCGAATGCATACGATGCCCGATTTTCGGCATCCTGTTTGCTGGCAAGTCCTGCTGGCTGTGGCGAAAGCATTTGAACAACACCACCAAGCATCATTGCAGCGCCTATTTTCATAGCGGCAGGGCCCCAAGCTGCACCGCCCCATGCTTGGCCGATAGTAGCCCCCAAAGCACCAACAACAACAAGTACAGCCCCTAAAACTGTTTGAAGTAGGCCTGCCTTTTTACTGCCAATTACAACAGGGATAATTCTTATCACCTCTCCTGTAACTGGAAAACCTAAATCATCTTTTCCAATATTTATTTTCCCTTTAAATACAGCATACGTTAGACCACGATTTTTACTCGTATTTAAATATTGTTCAAATCCACAAATTGTTTTTGATAATGCATGGATAGCCTCTGCTGTTGTTCGTATTAGTTTGTTATGGGTTCTACCAAATGTTTTACCTAACGCGCCACCTAGTTCAATCCTAGTCATTACTTCTTGCATATTTACTCCAATAAAAAAGCCACTAACGTGGCTTTGAAAAACAGAAATAAATTAAATACATGATCGCGCTATTTTACCCCACGGGTCACCGATACCTTTATTTGCAGCATAGACTTTCACATCGGCCCCTCCCTCAGAGCCATCTTGAATAATAGCCATCGAAAGAACACCGAATAAATCATCAGCGGCTGATATTCTATATCCAGTTTCAGTTTCTATACTTGTAGCCTGTGGATGCAGTTCCTGCCACTTAGGGGACATGCATTTGTTGAGTTGTGCAGCACTCTTTGAGGTATGACCAGAATAAATAGGCTGTCCTTCTTGTAAGGAAGATGCACTACAACCAAATAAACCCAGTAATGAAATCAATAATATGTTTTTTTTCATATCCCTATCCCCTTTTGATAATGCAAAAGATTAGCACAGAGACTTATGCCGTAGAACCTTCATCGTCCGTTCCTGCCAGTATCCCCCATACGGCACACGCTGACTCAAATGGCCATAAAGATGGTGGAGTAACATATTACCTTCGAGCAAGATCCCGGCATGGTTCCACTTATTAGCCTGGACCTGCATGATGACCATGTCACCTGGCTGCGGCGCACCGCTGAATTCACGGAATCCGCATTCATACCAGCAATCGTGGTAGTAGTTTTCGGGGTAACTGTCCTCCCACCAGGGATAATCCACGCGGTAATCCGTCAGCTCAATGCCATGCGTTTGCCGGAAATAGCTCATCACCAGCCCCCAGCAATCGAAATGACCGAGCACAAATGGGCGCTCCAGTAGCGGCAGCTCGCCCCGCGGCTGAATGGTACGCAGATCCCCCTCCGGCCAGCTGACGATGTGCCACGGAAGTAACGTAGCGTCACACTGTGCCTTATCCAGTTCGCTCGCCTGCGTCGTGGCATCCGGGTGGCTGTGGACAATGGCAATCACTGTTCCCCAGTCTTCGGCAGCGGCGTAATCTTCCGGCGACAGGTGGAAATGCTCTGTCGGATCGGTTGCCAGATTACGGCAGGAAATGTAACGCTGCACCCGGCTTTTCTGCACCACCACACCACAGCACTCCCGCGGGTATTCGGCGGCGGCATGCGCCATGATGGCATCGATAATTTTCTGTCGCATATCAGCTCCTGATAAGGGAAGTGCCCGGAAAACCACCAAACGGCAGCTCGTTTCCGTCGCCGAAGCGAAGTTTGCACGCCGTCAGTGTGCCCGAGCATTCATCCAGCGAGGGATCATCAACCGGGTTGTTGTGCTTGTCGAAATAGCGCATTCCGGCATAGTCGCATCCATCACCGGAGCGGTATTTGTTACGGATACACCAGGTACAAAGCGAATGTAGCTGGCGCGTCGGGATCATCAGCCCCTGCAAATCCATCGGACTGGACAACGTAAACGCCACCACCTCGTTGGTTTCAGTGCTCTTGGCGTCAATGTAAAACACCTTCAGCTTTTCCTGCTGCGGATCCGCTGACGGGTTGCCCTCCGTATAGTTTTTCGCATCCAGATACTGCGCCAGCGTGTCATGAATCGTGACCTTTGCCTGCAGCAGGTCATCATAAGCAAGACACAGCGCCGTAATGGAACTGTCCAGGTTAGCGACCGACAGCGTCGGCTGCGCGCTGGTCCCGTCGGTCGCCGTCTCAATACCCTCGATCTGGCAGGGCCAGGCTTTATATTCCTGCCCCTGCCACCAGATCGATTTCGCCGGTAGCTTATTTTCATCTCCACCAGCAGCGGCAATTTCATCGGGAGTGTGGGCAATGTTGTGGGCGTGGAAGCGGAGAACGTCGGAAACACCAAATGCGGTGCCATCGACATCAAAAAGCCGGACAACATTGCCCGGCTCAAGTTTCTGATAATCACTGTTTAAGCTCATGGTGCAAACGCCTGTTCAAAGGTGGCTGATACGGTTTCCACCGTTTTACTTTTGGTGACGCGCTGCAGGCTGTCTGCCTCAACACGCCACAGCGCAAGATCACCGCCTGGCGGGGTAAACGAAAAGGATTTCGTCTTATGGCGCCGCAGGAAAGCATAAATATCCCGGACGGTTTGCGGTTCGCCGGTAAATGAAAACTCATAACTGAGCGTTTCATCATTCATCCCGGCACCTGACACCTGCTTATAGCCATCACCAAACTGCGCCGTACGGACGGTATCCTTACTTTTCAGGGTCGGCTGGCTGGATGCTTTAATCCGCCATGCAAAATGCTCGATCGCCATTACTTACCTCTGTTTTGTTGCATTCCAGATGATGCCACCGGGCCGGACTTCTCTGGTGATACCTTCCCTGATTGAGCTGTTGATCACCTGCTGATAGGCTTTCCCCAGCGCATCGCCGCTTCCTTTCTGTTGACCGGAATCCCCCTGGCCTGTTGTCACCGAAACCGGCGCATACACGCTGACGCCAAAAGGAGAAGCAACGCCACCGCCACTCACGCCGACCAGACCACCAGTCGCATAACCGCGCATCATGCGATAAAGGTTGCCGACACCTATTCGGTTGGTGGCCTCCTGCGTAAAGACAAACTCGCCACGGTGCACCACACCTGCTGGCTCATACTTGCCGCCGGATCCGGTATAACCACCGCCAGCAAAACCCAGCGCTGACGTGGCAGAACTGACCAGGCCAGCCATGGCCTGCTTCATCAGGATCTGCGTCAGCATCGACAACGTGGAACGGGTGAAATCTGCCCAGTTTGCTTTCCCTGTCGTCAGCATATCGGCCATATTCTGGCTGATACCATCGAATGTGGCTGAAGCAGCGGACTTCATCGAACCATAGGCATCAGCTGCTGAATCGGCATAGTCAGCCCACGCTGATTTCGCCCCAGCCTGCCAGTTGCCGCGGAGCTCGTCCTGTGCGGCATAATATTTCTTCAGTGCATCCAGTTCGTTCTGATAACCCTGATCGGTGTCCGTACCACCGGCATTCATCCAGCCCTGCCGCAGCTGTGCCTCTTCGTTTTGCCGCTGCGCGCCGCGGCTACTCATGCTGCCACCGGCCACCAGCGCTCGGGTCTTCTCCCCAATCTGGGTAACGTACTTCTGCGAGCTGTCCTGCAGGCGGTTTAACCGTCCCTGGGCAACAATCTGATCGCCCAGCCGGGCATTCACTTCGGCCCGCGCCAGTACCTCGTCTTTGTTCGCCAGCACCGATTTTTCATCGGCGGTCAGCGCGCGCTTTTTGGCGGCCTCTTCCAGCACCGAAAAGCGGGATTGTTGTTTCCACAATTCCTGCCGCTGCTGGCTGATGGTATCAGTGATGCTCTTATGCTCCTGCAGAGTGCGTAACTGCGCCTCCAGCTCCAGCGTCTGCGCGCTGGCAGTATCGACACTTTTCACGCCTGCTGGCGTTTTCACTGCTGACGGTTTTTTAGGCTTCTTCAGCGAGTCGTCGTATTCCTTCTTAGCGGCTGCCATCAGAATGTTGTAATCAGCCTGGAGGATACGTCCGTCTTTGATGGCCTGATTATATTCTTTCTGTTTTGCCGTAAATTTATCCAAAGCTGATTCGGTCTTTGAATATGCAGCCTGCGCCTGCGCGGCATACTTCTGGCGGTCAGATTCAATCACTGCCTCGCGGGCGGCGTTATCCTCAGTTGCCTTTGCCACACTGGCCTGCTGCTGAGCCATTTCCAGTGCAAGCCGGGCAGACTCCCGATCGTTCCAGTAGCTGGCGCGCGCATCATCATTGACATAACCATCACCTTTACGCAGATTCCAGATTTCATCCGCCCGCTTAAAGGCCGCTTCCGCTTTGGCAACCATCTCCTGCGTGGTGTCAGGCCGCCCAATATCGAGCGCCGCATCCCACATCGATTTAAAGGCACGCTTCAGGCTGTCGGCAGCAGTCTCAATCGACCCCATATTGTCGCGCAGGCTCTTTGTCTGTTCGCGAAAACCGTTCGTCGCCGCATCATTAGCTGCCTGTAGAGCCCCGGCCTCATCCCCGGCACGCTGCAGTTGCGCCACATAAGCAATCTGTTCCGCGGTAACGTTGTGGAACTGTTGCGCCATAGCAATAAGGCCTGAAGTCGGATCATTCGTCAGTTTGCCAAATGCCGCTGCCACCTTGTCGACCGGCACGCCCGACGCATCGGTGAACTTCGCTACCGCCTGACTCATCTCATCGAACCGGGCACCGGCACGCACTCCGGCGTTGACCAGCTCCGTCAGCGCGCTGCTGGTCTGGTTAAACGTGAGTCCCGCCTGCTCGCCGGATTTCGCCAGCACCAGCATGCGGTTTGAGGTCAGCCCGGCAGTGTTACCGGACAGGACCAGCGTTTTGTTGAAATCAGACAGCGTGGACGAGCCCTGATACCAGGCGTAAACCACCGCGCCAGTGGCGGCAGCCAGCGCGCCAACACCTACCATCACCGGCGATATGGTGCCCAGCAACGCCCGAAAGGTCGGAATAATACCGCCGAAGGAGTCTTTCACCTGACCGCCCTGCTGCAGCAGGATAAGCCACGGACTCTGCCCACCGGCCAGCTGGGTGGCAATATCCGTAAACTGCGCAGGCAGCATACGCATCGCCGCGTTGTACTGTCCTACAGAAATGCCGGCCTTCTTCGCGGCGCTCTCCTGGCGGGTAAATGACTGCTGCACCTTCAGAGCAGAGTCATTCGCTGCGTCACCCGTCTGCTTAAACTGCCTTTTTACGTACTCCATCTGCTCGTTGAACTTTGACGAATTAACGTCAAGGTTAACGACCAGGTCACCCACTGCCGTCTGGGCCATAGCGAACACCTCCTGAAATGCCCTCGGCCTTTGCCATCAGCACAGCGTCACCAGGTTCATCATCGGCAATATCCTCCGCAGAAGGTGAAAGCAGGCTGAAGCTGGCAGGGGTTGATGTGGTTTTGGGGTCAAGCGCGGTAATGACGATATGCATCAGCGAGGAAAAATGTGCATCCAGTTGCGCATCATTAAAAAAATTGTCCTGGTAGAACGTTCGCCAGTCGGCGTATTCCGTTGACGACATACCAGCAAGCATGGCGCGCCAGTCCGGGCGGCGAAATTCACGCGCCAGTTTCAGGACGAATGTCAGCTCGCTGGCGAGGACTTTTCCAGACTGACCGGATCAGTCACAGCGATATCCTCTGGATCATTCGCTTCCTGCAGCGGCACCATGCCGGATAACAGCTTCACGCTGTACTCTGCAGCGGAAATAATCTCCAGCGGCCAGGTCATCAGCACTTCATTCTGGATCTGCTCAACGTCTTCTTTCGGTGTTTTGTGCGTCCCTTTCAGGGGATGTCCATGCCATAAAGACATGGCCACCAGCAGTGCGCCGGATTTAATCGTCATATCCATCGCCGCCTGCATGTCGGCATCAGAGATACTTTCCAGCGACTTCAGGTGTTCAAGATGCTCAATACGCTGCAGCGCCGACAGTTCGTAGAGCGTGACGGTCTTGCCGTTGCGTTCGAACGGCTCACTTTTTAAAAACATGGATTACTCCAGAAAGCGGGGCCACAGCCCCGGAAGTCAGGAAACGGTGACTTTACAGGTCGCGACAAAAAGCCCGTCGTTGGTCATCACGATAATGTCGGCGGTTCCGGCGGCAATGCCGGTTACTGTCAGAACCGTACCGGCGACAGTCACTGTGGCTTTACCTGCATCCGTGGTGGTGGCCCGGAAAGATTGATCGCTTGCGCTGGCTGGCGCCACGGTGACATTCAGCGTGGTGGTGGCAGCAACCGCAACGGTGGTGGTCGATTTATCCAGGCTGACGCCGGTTACGGCAATCGCTGCAGCAGCGCTGTCTTCAGCAAGACCTGGTTTGCCGTTGTTGCTGATTTTGACAGAACGGGTAATGGTGTCTTTTGCCGTCACCGTTTTACCAAGGCTGCTTACCCAGCCACGGAACACATCGATGGCGCCATTCGGGTATTTGATTTTGTACGCCAGCACGGTACCGTCATCAAACCAGCGAACCAGATCCTGCTGCCCGCTCTCGGCAGGTTTCCAGGCCAGCGTAAAACTGGCCTCCCCCGCCGATTTCTGCCCCTGCGCGGTAGCAGTCCAGTCGGCATCTTCGTCGTCCAGATAGGTGTCGTCGTTTGATTCGGCAGTCAGTTCACCGGGCTGCAGGTCTTTAATCTTTGCCAGGCGCGTCCAGTCAACATCTGATAATGGGTTAGCGAACGGGTTGCCCGACCCGGAATAAATCCAGAGTGTGGTGGTGGCACCCTTTACCGGCGCCAGTGGGTTTGGTGTAGTCATTACGTCCTCACATAATGTAGCTGATGGAATAACTGAGGTCGGCAGATCCCCACGTCATGGCCTCTTCATCGCGCTGATAGTCATACCCCTGAGCCGCCATCAATTCGAGAAGATTTGCCAGTTCGGGAACATCAGCCATTGCCGGATAGATGCGGTCCTCCATCCAGGAATCCAGAGCACTGTCTGTAGCCGTGGCTTTTAGAAATACCTCAACATGCAGCACGGCTGTCCACATATCTTCATCAACACTTTCATCCGAGGCTCGGGCGTCAGAAAGGTAAACCGCAACCGCCGGAAGATCCTGCTCATCCAGAAACCCAGGACGACCATCGAACCATGTCACTGCATCTGAGATATTGCGCTGGAGCGCGGTTAGTACGGCTTTGCGGATATCACTGTTTTTCATCGTTTAAGGATCAGCCTCAGTTGGTTAGACAGGTTTTGTCGCATAATTTGCGGCATACGTTCGTCCATAAGTTTTGGCACTTCAGCCCGGAACGTTTCGGTCAGAGGAACGGAAAGGGGAATACTGACCACTTCAATGGGATACCGACTCTTTGTGGTACGCCGCAAGACATGCCAGCGACCGTTTGCCAGTTGTTGAATAAAGGCCCCGGGAAAACGAAAACGCCCCACACGCAGCTCACTGTTCGCACCTGACTTATCACGTTTACGCCGTGACAGACGCATACTGGATGGTCCCAGTTTGATAGCGGGAAGATTCCCGCGGTTTATGCGAATCAGAGCGCGCGGCTTCTCCACCGTAGCCCGACGTATCCGTGCACGCTGCCTGACCAGTTTTCGGGGAACGCGGGTTGATTTCGCGACAGCGGACACACTGCGATTGACCGCCTGCGTGGCGATACGGTTCACCGTCTGGGCGGAAGCGCGCGGTACAGCTCTTTTACTGATGCTGTTCAGATTAGCAATGGCCTGCTCCAGCCCCTTAATCGACATACTCCCTCCTGCTTACTCGATAAAGATGCGCGGTTTGCCGTTAAAGCGTTCGTGACGGGTAAGATGGAATTCCTCCCCTTCAAAAATCACCACGTCATTACGACGCGGCCTGTATCCTGCAGTAAACACCACCAGCGATCGCCCTGTTCCGCTCAAAGACCCCATTTCTTCCAGAAACTCAGCCGGAATAACAATCATGGGCTCCCCGTTGATGGTCGCTGGCTTGCCCATTTTGTTCACCGTGACCGCATCCATGCGGCTGACAAGTCTGTCAAAGGGATTAGGCATTGATTTTCACGGCTACAATTGCGGAACTGGCAGCAGCATCTTCCCAGGCAACCCCAGCCAGATCGGCACCTGTCGCGTCGTTCTGCACTTTTCCATCTTTTATATGAACCTGCTCACCGATGGTGATCGCATCGGTAGTCAGCTTAGGCAGCAGGAAAACACCTTCGGTAAAACCGTCTCCCGTCTGGCCTGCCGCAATATCAGTAATGGCAATCGCCACGACTTTCCCCACCATCACCGGCGAACCACTCAGGATCTCAACGCTGCCCGTGTTGGCAATCTCAATAGTTTTGCCATGCTGTACAAAATTCTTCGCCATAAATTCAGTCTCCATCCAGCCCCATACGGGGCCGAATTCAGATACAAAAAAAGCCCTGATGGGCTGTGATGTGCTGCTTGAGTGGAAGGAATTATTTCCCGGTTGATTTCGCCATGCCGCGATAATCCAGAGGTGATACACCGGCATCGATGCGCACTTTGGTGGCAATACCGTCGGTAGTGAAACCTTCCTGCTGATCGATATACGGAGTATCAACGCCGTTCAGGTAAGCCACTTCGATGGTGTCTGTGCCCTTAGCGGCGGCCAGATACCAGGCGCTGGTGTCTTTGGCATCAAGACGCGGCTCCGCGATAACTTCAGCAAAGTTCTGAATTGGGTTCATGATACCGGCGTTGATATCCGCCCCTTTCACACTGGCAGACTTGATCGTCTGGTTTGCCAGGGTTTCGAGCGCGACTGGCACCAGCATGAATGCCGGGCGAATATTCAGGGGACGTTCTCCCTCTTTCTGAAGACGCATCATCTTGCGCGCTTCATCAAGGCTGGCTACAGAAATCGCGCCTGCGGAGATATTGCCGTGATCAGCATGGAACAGCGGCTTGCCATCAGACAATTTCGCGTTTTCGGTCAGAACGGCATACACCAGATCGCCGATCGTCCCTTTTGCCGCGCGGCCCATCTTCATAGGTACATCGGTTAACTGATTCAGATCGTCGTTGATGATCGCCTGACGGGTAATAGAGAAGATTTCCCCGTAGGTGGCCAGCGCAATGCTTTCACCTTTATCTTTGGTGGTCACATACTTATATTCAGCCCCCTCGCGAACCTGGCGCAGGGAAGAAAAACCACCAAGACCGACACGATGTGCCGTTTTAAAGTCTGACAACTGGCCTTTCTTAGTCCACTGCTCGAAAGTTTCTGCCGCTTCCTCCCAGCCCTGCAGCAACGCTTTATTAGCAACATCGAGCAGGATATTACCGAAGTCAGACGTGCTGTGTGTCAGTGCCATACCGACCATCTGCATCGGGTTATAGCTGGAAACGCCGATGCCGCGCTCGGTCAGCGCCATACGGGCATATTCGCGCAGCGTCATGCCGTTATAGACGTTGTCCCGCTCTATGCTCTCGAAGCCCGCGCGCGCCATCAGCGCCTGGCGGACACCATCTCCAACAAAGTTACCGTTCCCGGCGTAAATATGCGCATCCGTGGTTTTATTCGACGGTGTTGCATTTTTGCCCAGCGCCGCCAGCAGTTCATCTTTAGCCTGAGCCACTGTGCATTCCGGATCCGCGATGCATTTATTCTGCAGCTCATGATGCTTGCCGCCGAACATCGCAAAGAGATCGTTGATACCATTTACGCGGCTCTTTTGCTCGGCGAGAACCTGAGCACGGATTGTCGCTTCATCTGATGCTGCCGGCTGAGGCGTAGTCACCTGCGGCTGAGGTTGTTGTGGCTCACGCGCAGTGGTATTGCGCGGTGGGGTGATCATGTTGCGAATGCTGTTTGGCATCTTTTCAAAATCCTCGATACGTTTTGATTGAATACAGGCCATTGCCTGCAGAGAGGTAGTGACCTGATCGGCAAAGCCATGCTCTAAGCATTCTTTACCGTCCATCCAGGTTTCATCGTCCAGCATGGCGGCGATTTCTTCGGTCGTTTTTCCAGTTTTCTCCGCGTAGGCAGGGATCAGGACAGACTCGACCTTATCCAGCAGATCGGCATAATCCCGCATGTCGTTGGCATCACCACCCGCAAATCCCCATGGTTTATGGATCATCATCATCGTGTTTTCCGGCATAATTACCGGGTTGCCAACCATCGCAATCACCGAAGCCATTGAAGCTGCCAGACCATCAATGTGAACGGTGATCGCCGCGCCGTGATGCTTCAGGGCATTAAAAATGGCGATGCCATCAAAGACATCGCCACCGGGCGAATTGATGTGAAGGTTGATATGGGTAATGTCGCCCAGCGCCTTAAGGTCATTCACAAACTGGCGCGCCGTCACCCCCCAGTAGCCGATCTCGTCGTAGATATAAATATCTGCTTCGTTGTCGGCGCTGGCCTGCATACGAAACCAGGAATTACTTTTTGCGCTGGCTTTCGGACGGTGGTGCGCCCGGTTCTTTGGCTTCGGCACTTGTGCCTCCTTTGTCATTAGCAGGGTCAGTGTCAAACACCAGCCCCAACTCTTTGTTTTCGTCGATCTCTGCCTTCCGGCGCGCCTTCACATCGTTCGGGTTACGTCCGCTGGCGCGGACCCAGTCGGATTCCGTTGCCGCTCCGCCCCGGATCTGTAACTTCCAGGCATTGGCCTCTTTAACCGGATCGATCCACGGCATAACAGGGCCGGAATACACCGCCGAGTACAGCGACTCCATATCCAGACCGCGGGGTAATTTAATCTCGCCAGCGGCCACCGCCATTTTCAGCCAGGCGCGGTACATTGGCCGGGTCACCGCGCCAATAAACCAGTCCTGTAAAATGAGATAGCCATCTGTTGATTCCACCAGTTCCTGCCGCTGCGCGCTGTAGGTGCCGTTGTAGTTTCTGGCTGTGCTTGAAAAGCTGAGTCGGCTGCCTGCTGCGACAGCGCGAAGTTGCCCATTACGGAAGGTTTCAAGGTTAGGATTGGGCCGGTCAGATTTCACCATGCCGATATCTTCACCAGGCTTCAGATCGTCATAAATGATGCCTGGTTTAATCATCACTTCCCGATCATCATCATCGGAAGAACTGTTACTCTCTTCGAAGCTTTGCCCGTCTCCCTTTTTGATGTACATACCCAGCGCAGCAGCAATACGTGCGGCGGTGAGCTCAGCATCTTCATACTCTTTAAGTGCGCTCAGACGCATCAGTACACCGGATAGCATCGATACGCCCCGGGTCTGGTGCAGACGGCGGACAAATTTAAGATGCAGCATGTTTTCCGCATCCACTTCTTTGGTATCAAGCTGACGGCCTGAAACGGGCAGGCTTTTATAAACCTGATATTTCCTTGGTCTGCCCCAGTTGTCGACGAATACCCCCTGATTAAGCTGGCTGGCAGCATCGCTGTTCATGGGAATAAAATCTGGTTCAAGCGCTTCAAGCCAGAAAGGGATACCGGCTGCTGGCGTAAGACCATTCCCGGTTCCACTGACAAGCTGGGCAAACACTTCGCCATCCCGCAGCCAGGTGCGCAACATCAGGCGCTCAAGCATCGGGCGGGTAAACTGGTTCGTGACATCAGGCCTGACAGACCATTCTGCCCATTTATTACGGATCTGATCTGCCAGCTTTTTGGCGATTTTACCGTTCATCAGTTTGGGATGGGGTTCAACAATAATTCCGGCTTTCCCAACCACCCGCTCTTCCAGCTTATCGAACACCCCAATCACCAGATCGTGATTGTTATCGAGCCACCTGGCCTGCTCCCGCAGTGATACCGCCCCCATTTTGCTGAGCTGATCAGCTGAACGATTTTCACGGCGCCCTTTGTGCGTTCTGGTCGGGGTAACGGCTTCATATGCCCTGATTTTCGCGCGCGCCTGCAGACGGGCTGCTTTCCAGCCTGGCGAAAAGACCCCAATCGCATCATCTAAAAGGCTCATTCAAACCTCGCCAGTCGGTAACCGGGTCGCCCGCGGCGATGAGAAATAAGAGAAGAGAGCCGACGCTCCCACTCCTGACGCCCTTTTCGGATTTCAGACAGGTTCTCCATCGTCATTTCCTGCCCATTGAAACGGATAGTTTTGCCATCCAGCACCGCCATTTCGGCTTCGGTATATCGCTGGATCATGGCTTCAATATCAACACGGTTCACAACCATCCTCCTGATGTACTCCAGGGGTTAGAATCATCGGTTACGGGCTTTTTCCGCTTCCGTTTTTTGGTGGGTACTGGTACTGGTGTCTGGGATGCCGCTTCGCCAGCTTCCGGCGGCGCGTTCTCCAGCCAGGTTTCCCGCCTCGCCCACTCAGGAGCAGCGGGCCATTTGATTTTCTCGTAGCCGTGGAGGATGGCGAGCGCATCAGCGTAGACCAGCAGGTCAAATGCTTCGTTTGCACCACGTCCCGGCTTACTCCATTTGCCATCGGTCGATCGCTCCTCATAGGTCAGTTCATCGTAAAACCAGCTGCCGAGCCAGTCAGGGAAATGCACGTAATTCGGGCCAGGCGAATCACGCCACAAAGCGTTATTCACCTGGTCTTTAAGTGCGTCGGTCTGGAGAAGATAAAGCGGCACATCACCGGCGGCTTTTGCACGTCGTGTGGATCTATCAGTGTTGTCAGGGAAAGTACGGGTGATGAGTTTCGAGCGGTGTACGCTGTCCCCCTTAAAGAGATAAATCTTTTTACCCAGCCCTTCACGACGACATTTGCGCCAGAATTTGTAAGCGTTGTCGGTGACGCCATCTTCCCCGCCGGAATCGACAGCCATCGCCATAAGGCGCATACGTTTCGACGGGTCACTTGCTAATGCCCATGACTTTTCGAACACGTCTGACAGCAACAAATCCCAGTCTTCCGGATAACTTGCCGGGTCTATGGGATAACACTCGCCGTGCTCATTGGCCCTTAATGACTGCCGGATGTTGTAGCGGTCCACAACCCAACGTTCACCCTGTGCACCGTAGCCAGTGACCTGCACCACGAAACGCCGGGATTTGCCGCCCTGAACATCGACCGTTGCAGTCATAAACAGCACACCATCTGGAACCGATCGCTTTGGTACATCTTCGGCACGTTGCTCCAGCAGTTCGCTTTTACGCTGCTCCAGATTGGCGCGGGGCAAATAGGGTCGCCCAAAGTCGGTGTTTACAACTGTTTTGAGCGTTTCTTCGCTCTGGGTGGCCTCATATTCCTGCTCAGCAGTCAGGAATTTGTACATCATCTGCGCCCAGGTCTGATAAGCAGCTGCCGGGCCTTCCATCCAGAACGAGGCGATACGAGATCGGCGGGGTTCACCATATCGCTTGCCGTCCCGGTCCATTTTTTCCCCATCACGCAACCAGACATGGCGAATATTCAGGTCACGTTTCATCTCGGGCGTAATTTTGCCTTTGCATGCTGGGCACTGGAGGTAGGCAGATTCACTTGCTACAACGGGGTCAGGCGTCTCACGGAATCCTGTCATATTGGCGATTTCCGGCTGAAAATATTCCCCGCAATGCGGGCATGGCCAGTAAAGCCGTCGCCGATCGCCTTTATTAAATAGCGATAATATTCCTGTTGTCGGGGGAGCTTCATGCGCGCTGGTTGGTCGCCATTTGGTGTCACGGATCTCGCGACCGGGAGAACTTTCGACAAGCGTCATCCCGCTGGACATAAATGTGGTGGTTCGTTTCGAACCAAGAGAAAACGCATCACCCTCGCCGTCGATATCCTCAGGGAAACGATCGTAGTCAGTCAGCGCTACACTTTTATAGTCTGACGAGGACATGATATTCACCGACGGCCAGCCAATCTTTAGATAATTCCCTGCACGAAATGTACGGTCGTGGACGTTATTATCGTTCCGGCGCGGGCTGAGTCGTGATTTCACATCAGGACTACAGCGGAATGTGCGATCGAGGCGTTTCTTTGAGTGCTCACGTGCTTTTTCTTCGGATACCTGTATGACCAGCATATCCGCGGGATCACAAACGATGTTATAGACAATCCAGCCATCAATCAGACCAATCGTTTTCCCTGTTCGGGCAGGTCCTACAAACACCACAGCATCGTATTCTCTTGAAGCCAGGCTATTCATCGGCTCGATGATGTAAGGGGCCAGATTTGGATCCCACTTAACAGAGTTACCCGCACCGATAGGGACACGCATGAAATCGCGAACCGCATCAGCTACCTTCATACGACGCGGGGCACGTAAAATACCGGAGATATCCCGGCGGATACCTCTGGCTGATGCCCGTTTTGCCATCAGTCCTCCTCTGGCTCTTCCTCCTCTTGTTCGGCGTCCATTACTTTTTGTGCAACCTGATCACGCAAATCATCAATCACGTCTTGCACACGCGAGACAGCGGCTGGTGTCAGTGCGCAGTCGCGCTCAAGAATGTCCGGTAGAGTTTCAAGCACCGTTACAACAGCTTTCGCCATCAGTGAAAATTCTCTGGCAACGTCTTCAGCGGGAATGAGCTGCTTCGTATCTACCTCAAATTTCAGCCGCTCGTTCTCGGCCTTCCAGTGCGCGAGCCTGTCCGATGGTTCCATTTCCTCTACGTTGGACGTTGAGACTGTCGGAATAATCAGTTCACTCAAAATATCGGTGACGAGATACAGCTTGAGTTTGCTGTTACTACCGGCGGCAGGTTCAACATTTTTTAGCCTGGTGGCAACGGTCTGCCGATGCACGCCAGTGATGCCAGCCAGCTGGTTAATGTTGAGTTTTAACGAAGCAATTTCCTGGTCCATGATGGTGAACACTTTTTGAACGATTCGACATCATTGAAAAATCGGGGTTTGAAAAATCAATGGATTGCGCGAATGATGATGATGACCATAGATCGCAAAAACTAGCCGATTCCCGCGAGCACGCCGCCCCGTGGCAAGGTCCCCCTCCGGGAGTACCTTTTGATAATAATTATCAATTGCACACTATCGACGGCACTGCTGCCAGATAACACCACCGGGGAAACATTCCATCATGATGGCCGTGCGGACATAGGAAGCAAGTTCATCCATCGCTTTCCTGTCTGCTGCCATTTGCTTTGCGACATCACGCGCCGCACATTCAGCAGCGTTTTTCAGCGTGTTTTCGATCAACGCTTCAGTGTTGGTATCAATACCAGGTTTAACTTCGAACTTATTGGTGCTGATGGTTACCTTGTTCTGCACCGGTTCATCGCGCTGGATACCAAGGTTGATGTTGTAGATATTGGTCGCCGGCTGAGGTGTTTCGATTGCCGCTGCATGGATAGCACCACTGGCGATAGTGGCGTCCTTGATGAATGGCACTCCATTGCGAATAAGTTCGAAGGAGACAGTGTCACGAATGCGCTGGTCCAGCTCGTCGATTGCCTTTTGTGCAGCAGAGGTATCAATCTCAACGCCAAGCGTCATCGAAGCGCAATATTGCTGCTTACCAAAACGCGTATTGACCAGATGTTCAACGGCAAATTTCTGACCTTCTGACGTCAGAAAGGTAAAGTGATTTTCTTTCTGGTATTCGGTTGCTGTGTGTCTGGTTTCAGCAAAACCAAGCTCGCGCAATTCGGCTGTGCCAGATTTGGAAGGCAGATCACCAGACAGCAACGCGCCACGGAAAAACAGCGCATAAAGCACTTCATTAGCAGCGCCAGATAGCGTAATGATTTTGTTACTCATGGTATTTTTCCTTTTACATGTGGATGTGTGATACGCATAAAAAAGCCCCGCTATTGCGAGGCCTGGGGTTATTTGTATCGCGACCCACTACCTGTGAATGACAAACAGCGATTTACATTTAGGGCAAAGTAACGCCTGTTGCTGGCGTACTTTCGTGGTCGAGTGTGTGGATTTATGTCCACATATCGGACACGTGACAGTCATATTGGCTACAAGCCCAACACGCTGCATTGCGTAATCGAAGAATGACATGATGGCTGACCTTTTAATGAATGTGGTTTATCATACCGCA